CCCAGCTAAAGACCCTTTTCGGAAATGTGGGTTCGCATCTAAAAACTCTTTAACTCGATCCTCAAGTGAAAAGAGCTCACCTTTCGAGTTATATCTAATATTTTTATTATGATCAAGTATTTCTACTCTTCCATCATCATTATAGTTTACCTCGTGTTTCAACAGAGAAACCACCTGATCAGGTGCTATTGCATTATTTTTTGATGCATGAGCCATAATAGAGTTATCTACATTGATCGTTTTCACTTTGCTTTTCCAATCAGCTAACTCTTTGTCTTTCTCAGCTATTCTCTCTTTCATAAGGTTTTCAAGATCAGCTTTTGTTTTGGCTTCTTGAATTTGTTTTTCTTTTAAAGCATCATCTTCTTTTTTCTTTTGCTCGTCTAACATTCTTTGATGCTTTTGTTTTTCAGCTTCTAGTCTTTGTTTGACTATTCTATCAACATCTTCTTGATTGAAAGTTACAGCTGGTTTTGGTGCGTCAGCTTCAGTTTGTTTAGCCACAACTTCTTGTGCATCATTTTGCGGTTGATTAACCTTTTGTTCTTCTGACATTTTTGCTCCTATATAATTAATTTGCCTTCACTATCGTACCAATCAGGACTTACATAAGTCCATTGATGTCGGCAGTTATATCCTCCTCTAACAACTAAAGGGTCACCTGGCTTTTTGCCTGACCACGATCTTTGCTTCCAAAGTTTTCTAACCTCATCAATAGTAAAGACGTTGCTTTGTCTTTTTTTATATACACCTCTTAAAATGTTTTTGCAAACCTCCCTTGTGGTTGGAATTATATCTCCAAAGTATTTAACGTGGGTTAATCCAGCTTCTTGTGATTTATAAGCATTTACTTGAGCATCAAACTCTCTCAAACCATCGTTTAATAGCTGGGATGCATATTTTCTCATATTATCCCCAGCTCTATCTCTACCAAATTTAGATTGTAAGGTTTGAACTGCTTTATCAACTGACACTTGCATTGACCTTTTGTTTTTATTCTTTTTTACGAAATCTACTAGCTTTTGTGCCTCTTTATCATCTGACCTACTATAAATACCATTTATCGTTTGTCTTAGCTCTTGCTCTAGCTCTACAAACTCTCGGCCCACTAAAGTATTTTGATAAACCTTATCTGCCAACCTTTTTGTAAAGGTATTAGATATATCTTTGAACTGAGTGAATGTTTGTAATTTTAAATTTCTTATAAGCTCTAGATCGCCTTTTGTTAGTTCCTGGAATTGAATTGGAATATTACCAATACCTTTAAAAGCACGTTCTATTCTTTTTGCCTGTCTGTTAAAACCTTTTTTAGTAAGAGTATCTGCCCATCCTAAAAACTCTGTTTGTAAGATGGTTCGTATTTGAGGTCTTATAGCAATAGCAGATTGAAGTTCAATAAGTTTACCAGCTTGTGTTGGCAGTTTCCTACCAGCTAGTTTAACAACGTCATCTTCTATTTTATCTAAAGTACGTTGTAAAGTTTGATAATATTCTTGCTCTGCTCTATCTAAATTTTTGATTCGATATAAAGTAAATTGTCTGACTTTGTCCGCCATTATACATCTTCATTTTCAACATCTTCTTCTTGAACTTCATCCTGACTAAACTGACCCACCTCTGCTTGGCCATCTACCTCCTCAAAGGCTTGGTTTAGTTTCTCGTCATCATCTAATACTGATCTTATAATTTCTTTATCTATTTCTTTATTAAATGTTGGCGACTCGATATTCATAGCCTTTGCCATAGAAAAGAATTGTAAGTCCATTGCATAATCTTTTATATTAAAGCTATCAGGATAATTGATCTCGCCATCAAAAGTAGTATTTTGAAACATAGCATAACACCTAAATAATTGTTCTTCAGCTATTTCTAAGTTATCTGCTTTTTCAGATAGTCTAGCGTTTAATAATTCAAATTCTGTTTGGAGGGCTATACCTGATGAAACTTGAGTCTTTGTAGTTCTGATAGCTCCTGTGTGGGCAATCCTATTTATAGCATCTACCTTATGTTTTATTGAATCCATGATAGAGTTTAAATTAGCTCCTGAAGGTTGTAGTAAATATGGTTTTAAATTTGGTTCTATTTCTTCAGGCATCTCGATTACTGCACCAGCTCCAGCACTTGCATTTACACTTGGAGTTTTGACAAGGCTTGGATGGTTTGTTAATCTAATAAGTTGTTCTATTTCAGAATATTCGTTGTATATCGCTTTTTGCAAATCAGCTATGTCAGTAAGGTCTGACTGGCCAATCCCTCTCTTGTGCGATTTGGAATTGTATAAAATAACTGCTGGTATTTTGCCAATCAGATTATCGGCAGTATCTATTATAGAAGGTTCATCGTTGTCTTTTTGATAGATAGTATCAATTCGATCAGGATACCAAACCCTCATGTAGATACCTCCCTCTTTATCAACCTCTTCTCTTATTTTTAAATAATCTAGATAGTATTTACCATTGGCCTCACGTTTAAAGTTCCAGTCTAAAGCATTCTCTGGTGTAACGATTGAAACGTAAGGTCTAATATCTTGATTAAGTTCTTCTGCCCTTGTTCTTGTTTGTATTGCTGGTTTATCTAAAATTAAAAAACAATGTCCATAAATAGATGCATAGTTTTGTGCTTGTTTAATTACTGAGTTAAAATTATTACCATCTAAATCTGCGTCTTTTAAGAATGATTCTAAACTAGGTTCATCTGCCATAGATCCAAAATCTCTAGAAGGTTTTACTCTAAATAAAAAAGATGAGTATATTTGTATAATATTTTTACAATGATTATCGCAAGGAGTATTAGCAAGTCTTTGATTAAACTCATTATCAAGTTCTAAGTTATATCTATTTAAATATTGGCCTAAAGTATAATCGTAACCTCCATTGTAACTTCTGATATAATACTCCCAATTGTTAACTGTTTCTTTATAATCTTTATGAGTATCTAGAGCCTGATCTTTTGTATATGCCATTCGTTCCTTCTTTTACATTCCATCTTTGCGGAGTTCCAATTGGACTTTTTATCGTCAAAGGTTTTACATAGTCGACTAAGTAACCAACCGCATCGCACATATGATCAAAACCTTCCTCCTTGTCAGGAATATTGGTATTTTCTTTATAGACCTGACGTTGTAATCCTTTTAATATAGTTTTACAAGAATTGCTAACAAAAATATGCCTCTGCCCATTAGAATCCTTTAGTCTTGAGTTTACATTATTAACTCTATCTCTTATAGCAGAATGCTTTAGTTTTGCTTTTACATTGAACCCAGCGTTTTGCAAAATAGACAAATCAGTTTTACCTCCAGCAGATGTTTTACGTTGTCTACAAGCTGGATCAGGATATATATAAATAGGTATTTTAGAACCATATCGATCTCTTATTTCCTGGCACATTTCATCAGTGTTTGAGCCATAAATTACTATCTCATCTACAAATATTATTTTATCTTTTACAATATGAGAAACACAAGCTGACATTGGATCTACGTTAAAATCTAGTCCAATATGCAGTGGTCTAGTAAAATCTAAGTGTTGTTCGACTACACTCTCTACAGGATGAAAATTATAATATACTTGCCCAGCATAGTTTTCAAAAGTTCCCTCAAACTCTTGTCTAAAGGTTCTAATATCTATATCTTGTTTTGCTTGATCTAATTCTTCTTTTGATACCATTCCACCTTGCAGAGTCGTATATTGAAAACTATCCCATTCTTTTGGATCTTGCGATCCTTTTAAAAACATTTCATAACTCCAATTACCAAAGCCACGTGGAGTACCGCACATAAGTACTCGGCCCTGAGTATCAGAAACAGAGGCTCTTAATACCTCAAACCAGGTACGTTTATCTATATCAGCAAACTCATCTAACACTAAAAAGTTTATCCCACTGCCACGCAGAGCATCAAAATTTTCCGCACCTTTTAGAGCAATGATACTATTTGTTTTTCTAATTCTAATAGTAAGAGTAGTTTCGTTTATATCCTCAATCCAATTGTATTTAGAAAGTATTTGTTTTAAATCACTCCAGCAAATCTCTTTAGCCATTTTAAAGGTGGGAGCTACATACCATATAACTTGATTAGGTATAGATGCCTGTTTCATCATCTCTATAATAGTCAAAAAGGTTTTACCAAATCTACGACCTGAAATTAAAACTCTAAACCTTTTATTTGATGATGATACTTGATACTGCGGTCTTGTTAGATTGATTTTCATGACAACCAAATTTTATGTAGATATTATATTTATTAACATCTTCTCGGCCAAGTTCTACTATTTTATTGTACGATTGATTATAGCCATCTAACATACACTCATATGCATCCTTATACTCTACCTCTGATTGAAAAGGTGGAAGACAAGTAGTTTTTCCTTCTACTACTGAACATAATAAAAAAGTTAAAATAAAATTCATTTCTTTTTTCTTTTTGCATAATACTTTCTATGAGTTTGTACTCTCCAAGACCAGTGGAAAATACGACGTGCAATTTTACCTATACTTTCTACAAACCAATCAATCATTGTAATACTCATAAATTATTTAATAATCCTTAATATCTTTTTTTGTCCCATATAGATTTCAGTTTCTGCTTGGACTTTTTTACAACTGAAAACGACTCTTTCAGGATTAACTTCACGTTCAGCAACCCTTTTAGATTTTAAACAAGAACTCATCTTATCTTTATAAACGTGCTCTATAACGTTTCCATTTAGAGTTAATATTAAAGCAACAACTAACTCAGTAATCTTTTCCATTTGCTCTTACCTTATCTTTTAATTTTTCTAAATCACTTAATAATCTATCTACATCCTTTTGCAGTCTTGTTATGTTTGTAGCATTATGTCTAGACTCTTTTAATTCTTCCTGGATATCCTCTATATCTTTTAAAGCATCCTCGATAAGTAAAAATTGTTCCGCATCTGCTGGTAATGATCCAAGCTCACCTCTTGGCCATTTTATAGAAAACTCAACTGCCTTCTCTAAGTCCTTATGCATAAGTTTACTATCGGACTCAAGTATATTTAATCTTTCTACAATACCAAAATAGGCCCATACACCAATCGCAACCGCTGAGACGATTGATATAAGATTTTTAAGAGGCATCGATATACCAGTGTTTTCTGATACAGATATTCTTTTCATAACTTAGATCCCTTCCGCCAAGCCCTTATGCTCCAGAAAGCTGGACTCAAAGATTTTTGCCCACGAACCTTTGCAAGTATAGGTCTAAACCTCGCAAAAAACATACGTTGCCTAACAGGGTTATTCCTTTTTATTGAGAGGTTGGGATCACCAAATCTAACAACATTTACTTTGCCTGTTGCCTTATTACGAACATAAACACCAAACTTTTTAGATCTTCCTGGAGTTCTAAAAGGTTTATTGAGAGTTACAGATCTGCCTTTGAATTTTGCCATTCAAAGTTTTTATCATAAATCAATTACAGATACACCCAAAAAAATCGCCACTGCCATCATTCATAACGTGTCTATTGAAAGGAGCATCGTGGTAAGTAGTAAGTTTTATTCTAAGTATATCGCAAAGATCAAAGCAATTAACTTTAGTATATAAAGCTATATCCGATAGCATTTGCTTTGTAACAGGGACTAAAGTGTAGAGACCATCGGTGTATAAAATAATATCCATTATCTGTTAAAAAATCTCTGTCGCCACTGATTGCAAACATAAACATCTTTCACACCAAAACTTTTATAAATATTACAAAACGACCTTTTATTACTATACTGACCGCAGTTTCCACAGGCTTTACCTCCTACTGACTTTCTAAAGTCTTGAGGCAATCTAAAGTCTATCATCTCACCATTTGGGTAAAAATTAGATCGTTTCATAAGAACCCCATTGATCAGCCATAGCTTCAGCAATACCTTTAAAAGTTTCTGATCTTTTTTTCATTCTATCGTGTTTAGATAATTTTAAAGCATCCGCATACCATTTTGGATGTTTTTTGCCACTTTTAAAAATTGTAAATTGTCCTTTGCTTACTACTTTTGTGGATTTTAGCTTAGGTAAATTTTTTAACCATAGACAAGTAGTTTTTTGAGCCTCGTGTCCAAATTGATAAGGTTGGATTATTTGATCAGGTTTTCTTATTTTACTAGATATTATTGATACAGGATTCTCTAAAGCTATTTTATTAATAGGTGCATCTAAAAGTTTTTTAACAAAGTCTAATGCCTCTAATTGTTCTTTTTGTTTATATTTAAACCATCTTGCACCTGATACCGCAAGATGAGTACAAGGTGGATGTGCTATCATTAA